CATTGGTTGTTAAATCAACATTATCAGCCAGGTTGCCAAACAAGTAACGCGGTGGCATCCCCTTAGAGGTCATGTAAAGCCGGTCATAAACATCATTGGCAATGGGGCTTTCTATAAAATCAAGATCTGTAACAGCCGTTGTTCGCCATTCTGCACCTTGTTTGTAAATACTTCGAGTGCCTGTACTAATACCAGCGACAGCCGTACCTAATCCCTTTATAGGCACCAATGCACCACTATCAATGCGCACATTGTTAGCAATCACAGCCATATTACCTTCCAGCAAATGCTCGCTGACTTTAGGCGCTATCCCTGAGAACTGATCAATTTTAATACTCATTTGGAAGCCACAGGGTCGGCTTTAGTCTCTGCCGCTGTCTTGGCCGACAGTGCGGTGGTAAATAACTGATAATGCGCTTGACCTAGTGCCATTTGATTACCATTTTCAGGGTCCTTGCTGTAGGCACGAAATAGAATATATTCCAACAAAGCCGTTTGAAAGTAATCTGGAAGGGTTATCTTGGTACCCACATTAGCATTGGGGATTAAAGCAGGTAGAGCCGAATACACCAACTCAACATAACGCGGTGTTATTGGTTGGGGTGGATAAACATAAAACACCAAAGGATCATTAGCCGTATAGACGTAATGCTTAACCACACCATTAGGCAGTGTTGTCGTCCAACCTGGTATGCGTTTTAACATGATCTCTTTAGGCACATGATTAATCGTTGTGCCAATGACAGTACCCGCCATCCCCAAGTTATAAGGCATGTCCATTAATAAAATACCGTCACTGGGTAGCGCTTGTTTAACGCCTGCTACTAACTGGACCGCACTGTTTTTAATATTAGCTTGCGGGATAGTGACTGCAATATCGCGTTGACCATCATTTAGCCAGGATAGTAACTCAGACAATAACCAAAAGGATTGTGACGCATCAGCCAACAATAACGAGGCCTTATCAATAATAGTTTTAGCATCGGTCGTTGAAGCCATGATGTTTCCTTAGTTGTTAGGTGGTACGGCTTGTTGTGGCTGCTCTCCGCTGTGTAAATACCCTGAGTTCTCAGCTTTCTCAATAGTGTATTTAATAGAAAGCGCTTGTGAGAACATTTTGTAATGAATCTGACTACGATCTGATTGATTGCCATACTCAGAGTCTTTACCAAAGGCACGATAAAGGACGTAATCTAATAGCGCATTGGCATAAATATCCCTGATAGTAATAACATCAGTGATTAAACTGATGGCTGTGGGTATCTTGGAATAAACAATTTCAATGCTCGACATACCACTAGCCGGTTGAGGCGGGTAAACATAGAAATCAATATTGCTGTCAGCAGGATCATAAGCCACATGCGTAACCACCGTAGAGGGTGTTGCATTAGCCCAATTGACAATGAACGAGTTTAGAAAATTGCGGGTTACTTGCTTAATAATGCTACCAGGTACTGCACCCCCTACTCCCATATTTCTGATAAAGCCATTCACATAGAGTGCATCAGCCGGAGCAGTTTGCTTGGCTCCAGCAGCTAAAACAATAGTGGATGTTGAGGGGTTTGCATTGGGTACTAATGAACAGATCTCTGCTTGCCCATCATTTAACCAACCTAATAACTCAGTTGGCAGCCAACGTGATTGGTTTGCATCGGCTAAAAAGATAGAGGCTTTATTAGTGATTGTTGATGCAACAGTGGTTGATGCCATGCGAGTTCCTTAGTTAAATGGATTGCGATATAAAGTGGATTGTTCGGATGTAGCTCGATTAACCGTATCAAACAAAGCATTGCGTTTATGCCCAAAGGCTTTATCAAACTGACTGCTATACCAGGAGGCTTTATTAAAATCAGTTAAACCATTACCGCTAATTGAAAAGAAGCGAAACAAGCACCAATTGGTTAAATCATCTTGATTTTGCAGAGGGGTTTCCATTGCGACAATAGGTCTACGTGAGCCTTCCATCATCAAAACATAGGCTTTATCAGGTGCAGGATATAACGTCAGCTGCTTATCGTTCTGGAAGAAATACTTAGGCGTAGACACTTCGCCTATCCAGTTGTTAATATTAAAGTCCAGTTCTCGACGAGTCGTTTTAATGAGCGGTTTGTTCTCACCCATTAACTTGAGTGAATCAATAAAGATGATCGCTGGATGAATCGCATAAACCGAGATACCTGCCGTTACTGCTATGTCATAACTTTCATTGAGTCGTAGATATTGAGTGCGTTCTGCGGCTTCTGTTTCAGCTTCGGCAATAAAGTCTGCCAACACTGTATCAGGTACAACATAAGGCTCTACATCATCGCCTGAATAGCGTCTAATCAGCGTTATGAGCGCACTCTGTTTCATTTAGATAGCCATTGCACTAAAGGGATAGGCGGGTACTTCACGCTTAACAATACTTTTAGTCACTTCATCTTGTACATAAATGTCTTTAACCGCATGCTCTAAAACTTCCACTAGAAATGCAGGCACGATCACTTCCATACCGCGTTTGATCAGCCAGGTTTTACCATTGACGGACACAGGCACGTCAATAGATCCGGTATCACCTTCGGTTTTATGGATTGTGAGTTTTACTTGTTTATCAGCCGTTACTGTTACCGCTTTACCGGCATCACGAATCAACGTCTTGATAGAATCGATACTGAAGCGTGCATTAGCATCAATGCCCAGTGCTTTAGCGTGTTCAATGAGTTCTTCTTTGTTCTCTGATGTTTCAAAATCAAGCATGAGCTTTCCTTATTAAAGATAATAAAAAGGCGTGCATTGCTACACGCCTCAGATTTATAAAGTGGAACTATAAGTTAGTCGCCCCTACCTCGATGCGAGCCAACCAATTTTCATTAAGAATCTTGGCAGCGAAGTAAGTTTTCCAACCAACAAAGCCCATTTGTCCTAATGGATCAGATTTAGACGGAGTGCCAGGATTTAATACAGTCGGAGTGATTGAGTTAGCACCTTTTAAGGGAACTAAACCATACGCTTCTTTAGCAATAACAATCATTGGATAGACATCGATGTTAGTTGCGTTGTCAGCAATCAAACCGGTAACACCAACCGCTGCACCAGCCGCTTGAAATGGCACCATCAATGGCGTCAAGATAAAGCGAATAGACTCAACAGAGCCTAGTTCTTCAGGACATAATGGTTGACGTGAACCGTAAGAAGCTACTGGAGTAAAACCAGCAAGGCTACGAATATCCGCTTCCAAATCAGTATGACCGAAAGCAATGTAGCCTCCTTCAATCGCTTTTGTGGCATAACCGGGTGAAGGCGATAACATTGAAGTAACTGGTTTGCCTCTGTTAGCACGTAATGCTCTAACAACCGCACGAACACGATCAAGAGTAATCTTGCTGTTTACAGATACGCGAGTAGAGTGACCGATAGTGTCATAGAATACGTTAGTACCCGCTTTGATAGCACCGTACGTAATCATTTCAACAGTTTCAGCTGCTTGTTCACCGGCCATCATCGCAGCATCTTTTAATACTGGATCTTCAGCTAAGTCATCGACTTTATCAGTAATTGCAATAACAGCACCGTACTGAGCAATTTGAACGGTGACATCTTCATACAGCATTTGTTGAGCAGCAGGTGTTGATCCTTCAGTTAATGCGGTAGTAGTGATCGCGAAAGGAATAGGACGACGAAACTTAACCGTATCGGCTTTGTTTGAAGGTAGTGGTTTAGATTGACCGAATTTAGATAAAACTAAAATAGGTTCAGCGTGTTCCAACATAGTAGTTGCAGCCCAAGCTGCCGTTCTTTGGCTAATAGTGCCATAAGCTGTATTTCCAGCGGCCATAAATAATTCCTAATAGTAAAATAATTGAAAACAACGGTTCTTAGTTGTCCAAAATCTATACAAGGGATTATTATTTGACCGGCCAATACGTTGGCGGGTTACAAAACCATCATAACTTTTGGGTTTCCTTTCGGAACGATGGACCTCTAGTCCATCGCCTTGCTCTGTCTCCCGACAGTGCGTTATTTCTTTTTGCTCGCGTAGTATTCCCACGCAGCATTATAGTCATCGGGTGCTGCTGATGATTTGCTAACTCCTTTGCTCTGAACGGCTACATTGTTGGCTAATTTATTTTGCCGACGCTGTGCCAGTTCATTTGATTTAGTCTTGGTGCCTTGAAATGAGCCGATTAAATATTGATAATCACGTGCATCATAGCTGCTTGCCATTGACTGAATCGCTGCAGGTTGTTCGCCTAACCAGTTCTTATAGTCCTCACCGGCAATAACGGTCTGCCAATCAGGGATACTGGTATTAATGATAGATAACTGAGTATCGATGTAGCGTTGCTCATCCTGGCGATCATTTTGTTGCTGTATAGGGGTCAGACGTTGGTCTATATCGCCATACTTGCGCTCAAAATAATCGATCATGGGCTTTACAATTTCGGGGTAATCCTCCATTGCACTGGCAAGCTCATCATCCAGTTTCTTAGCAGCTGGTACTTCGCTATCAAGTTTCTTTTGCAGGGCGCTTACACGGCCTACTTGAGACTTAAAGCTATGTTCAAAGTCATCCCGCTCTTTACGCAGGACTTCTAATTGCTGTTTAAGAAGCTGTGTTTCATCTTCAGTGTTATCGTCTATCTCATTATCAGTGATGATATCGTCACTGTCGTGATGATCGACGTTATCTTTAACGACCTCATCAACGATATTTGCTTCATCAGCAAAGCCATTGAATAAATCTTCATAATCTTCATCACGGCTGTCATCAGCGGTGTTATTGTCTAACATGATGCGTGTCTCCCGACAGGCTGGTTAATTAACTGTAATCGTTACTTTGTAGTAATGACACAGGTTGCTTAGACGACAAACTCTTTAAATCAGTGAGTGCCGCTATTATTCCTCGGTGATACATGGTTAAGTTATAGTCCAGCGTGATTGATGTCAGCTTGCGGCTTGAAGCGGCTAGTTGTTCATCAATAAAGCTTTCAATGTCCTGCCAAGTATCAGATGTCGTATCTATCATAAGTCGCTCATTACGTTAGTTGGCATGGTAGCACGATGATTTTATTTAACAATATAAGATTGTGACCTATTTTCATTAAATTTTATGCTCATAAGTAGGGATTAATTTGCTATCAGCTAACGCATGTGCAAGTGGTATTGTCTTTGTCCCTTGGTTATAAAGTTGTGGTGCGCCTGCTGCTGGTTTAGCTGTTTCATTATTGCCAGGATTATCACCATGTTCATAAGTTGGGATCAAGCCCTCATCTGCAAATTTAGCTGCCAAAGGTGTTCTATAGGCTGTGTTATAGATACCATGACTTCCAAATCCTGGTCTTTGAACTGTATCAGGGTGATTATCTTTGTTGGGTATGACTACACCATCCTGAGTAGGCACAATCACTTCTGGGCCATTCTCACCCACCAAATAAGGTCGTCCAACATTAATAGGCCCACCTTCTACTCTTGCTTCGATCTGCTGCGTCTCAATGCCTTGATTCATGCCTTGTGTAGGTGATTGCATATCGGCTTGCTGTGGTTGATTAGGATCTTGCGGCAATCCTTCTTGTGGTAAGGCTGGTGAACCTGGACTGGTATTTTGCTGGATCATTTGATCAGCTGCCTGCTGTTCCATACCTTGGGGTGCAACCGTACTAGGCGTTCCATTCGCATCCTTATAGCCTGCACTTTTCATCAACTCATCACCAACCGGTACAATCTGTGGCATTTGGACAATCTGACCAGCTGTCTGC